GGAAGTTTGATGACTCGCACCAACGCTACGGCATGGTTGCTCAAGAGTTGTTGTCCGTTGCGCCAGAGGCGGTATATAAGCCAGAAGATCCTGATGACATGATGGCCGTGGACTACAGCAAACTTGTCCCGATGCTTGTGAAGGAAATTCAATCGCTGCGTGCGCGTGTCGCACAACTGGAGAGCAAATAAATGTCTACTGTAATCACATGGAACATCTCGGTTCTTAACTGCATCCCGCAAACCGCAGAGGGCGCGGATTACGTCATCTGCTGTCACTGGCAGTGCAACGGCGTAGACGGCCAATACAACGGCAGCGTCTACTCGACCTGTTCGTTTCCCGTCGTGCAGGGCGAGGCTTTCACGCCTTACGCTGATTTGACGCAGGATCAAGTGCTGGGCTGGATTTGGGCCAACGGCGTGGATAAGGCCGCGACCGAGGCTGCGGTCGAGGGGCAGATTCAAAACCAAATCAACCCGCCCATCGTGTCGCCGCCGCTGCCGTGGGTGACGCCATGATTAAACTAGAACTGTCCATTGAAGAAGTGAACGCAATCCTGCAAGTGCTAGGCGACTTGCCGAGCAAGACGGGGGCGTGGCCGCTCATCGTCAAGATCAAGGAGCAGGCCGAGCCGCAGGTGCCAAAGCCGGATGAAGTGAAGCAATGACCACCGTGCAAGAACTGGAAGTGACCGTAACCAGCCACATTGATGTCTGTTCGGTACGGTACGAAGCGATCCATGCGCGTTTAAAGCGTCTGGAGAGGCTCGTGATCTCAGTCGGAGGCACGGTCATTCTGGTGCTGGTCGGCGCGTTGGGTTCCATGGCAATGATGCTGGTGGAGGCATTGCAAAAGTGACTGAGACGACCGACATCGAAATGTTCAAGGCGCAGGTGCGAGCCGAGTTGAATCGGCTTGAGGCGCAATCCTCGGCAAAAGAAGTCGCAGGCAAGGCCATTGGCAAAGATGGCCTCAAGTACATCACGGTCATCGTGGTCATCGGTGTCGTTTCCAGTCTTGCTTTGGAAGGCGAGAAGATTGCGGCGGTAATGGGCCTATTGGGCGCGTCACTGACCGCGCTGATCTCCATGCTCAACAACATTGCCGGGGCTAACGAAAAGGAAGACAAGCCCGAGTTTGGCGTAATCAAAGAACTGATTAACAAACTGGATCGACTTGACCGTAAGGAAATGCCGATGCGTGTCGATGTCGAGGGCGACCATGTGACTGTCACGAAGGGTGACGATGTGGTGAGGGCGTCCAAGTGAACATGCAGAAGATTGTGGATATGCTGTTCCCAGTCCTGCTGGCTGCTGTCGGCTGGCTGCTTGCGGAAATCGCATCGTTCAACAATCGTCTGATCGCCATTGAGTCCAAAATCCCTATCCTAATCACCGAGGATGGGGTGCCTACCGATAGCCCGTTAAGCGCGTCCCGTCGTCAAGAACTGAAAGACGACATCATGGAGGACATCCATGACTTGCAAGTGCGCGTCAAACTGATGGAGGAACGCAACAAATGATGACCATGATTAGCACCTTTCTGTCGTTCCTTGCGGGTGGACTGCCCAAGATTCTGCAAATCTTCCAAGACCGGCAGGACAAAAAGCACGAACTTGCTTTGGTCGCAGCCCAGAAAGAGCGCGAGTTAGCATTGGCAGAGCGTGGGTTTATCGCGCAGGCACGGGTTGAGGAAATCAAACTGGAGCAAATCCAGACGCAGACGGCTGGCGAGGAGAGGCAGGCTTTGTACCAGCACGACATCGAAATTGGCAAGGGTGCGAGTCAGTGGATGATTAACCTGCGAGCCAGCGTCCGTCCTGTTGTGACCTACATTTTCGTGCTGGAGTTGGTTGCGCTGAACGTGGCTGGCGTTTGGTATGCCTACACAACCGGCATTCCCTTTGCGATTGCGATGGAAAACGTATTCAGCGACGATGAGATGGCAATTCTGGCGTCCATCATTGCGTTCCATTTTGGTGGCAGAGCGTTCTCGCAAAAGTGAAGGTTAGCCCTGAACTGATTAAACTTGTAAAGCACCACGAAGGGGTGAGGACTAAGCCTTACCGTTGTCCGGCGCTGTTGTGGACGGTGGGGTGCGGACATGTGATTGATCCGACTCACGCGGCGGTGAAGTATGAGGAGCGCAAGAGTCTACCGGTACCCGCAGGCTGGGATCGCACCCTCACGATGGACGAGGTGGATCGGATTCTTTCTCAAGACCTTGGCCGGTTTGAGCGTGGCGTGGTTCGACTTTGCCCTGCTGCTGTTGGTCGTCAGGGAGTCTTCGATTCTCTCGTCAGTTTTGCCTTCAACGTGGGTCTTGGCAATCTCCAGCGTTCTTCCCTTCGGATGAAGACCAACCGGGGTGACTTTGAAGAAGCGGCAGAAGAATTCATGAAATGGACGAAGGCGGCTGGGCGTGTATTGCCCGGTCTTGTCAAACGCCGTAAAGATGAGCAGGCTTTATATTTGTCGGGAGTTGCCTAGATGCCCCTACAAAAACTTGAATTGCGCCCCGGCGTAAATCGTGAATCAACCTCCTATGCCAACGAAGGCGGGTTCTTTGCGGGCGATAAAATTCGTTTCCGCTCTGGCTACGCGGAGAAACTGGGCGGTTGGACCAATATCACCAACGGCGGTAATACGTTTAAAGGCGTAGCCCGAATCCTGTGGAATTGGATTTCTACACTCAATCAGAATCTTCTGGGTGTCGGTACTAACCAGAAAGTTTATACAGAACTGGGCGGCGTTTATTACGATATTACGCCCCTTGCCGCATCCCTTACGTTATCTTCCGACCCGTTTTCTACTACATCAGGTAGTCGTCTAGTCACGGTAACGGCCTCGGCCCACGCGTCAGCGGTTGGTACTTACGTCAATTTTAGCGGGGCTACAGCGGTAGCGAGTCTTACAATTAATGGGGACTACCCCATTCAGTCCGTTCCAACTTCTAATACTTTCACAATCTACGCCTCCGCTACGGCGTCCTCTACTGCGACGGGCGGAGGATCGCTTGTTATTGCCAAGTTCGATATCGATGCAGGCACTGCCATATCCACGACGCAAGTCGGCTGGGGTGGGCCTCCGTGGGGCGAAGGGGGTTGGGGATCAAGCACGGGGGCAGGCGTCCCGTTGCGTCTTTGGTCTATGTTTAATTACGGGAATGACCTCATATTTGCCGAGCGTAACGGGGCGATATACTTTTGGACGCTAGATACGACGAGTTGGAGTCGGGCTATTCCCCTTGCCGATAAAGCCGATGCCACAACTAAATGGGAAGCAACCGCAGCGTTTGCTTCAGGCGTAACTACTATTGTGGTGGATGACGCCACAGGGATTAACACTGGCGCAGTCATTTCAGGTAGCGGCATCGTGACCGGCACATACGTCACGACAGCATGGGATGGGTCTACTTCGGTAACGATTTCTACGGCGACAAACGCCTCGGCCACAGTGTCGGCTTTGGCATTTAGTTACGCAGGACAACATGTCCCTAAAGAAGTTCTAATGGTGATTGACTCGCCGGTAAATGACTTTGTGATCTGTGCTGGGGCCACGCCGTATAACCCGATTGATTTTCAAACGACGTTTAATCCGCTCCTTGTTCGCTGGTCTGACCAGAGTAATGCGTTTGAGTGGGTGCCGGAAGTCACTAACCAGTCTGGAGAACAGACGCTCTCGCACGGCTCGTACATAGTTACGGCGCTTAATACTCGTCAGGAGATCTTGATTTGGACAGATACAGCCATCTTCTCAATGCAGTATCTAGGACCACCGTTTGTCTGGGGCTTTAATCTTCTTGACCAAGACGTATCAATTGCTTCGCAAAACGCGGCAATTACGGTCAACAACGTGACCTATTGGATGGGGCGGGATAAGTTCTTCATGTACACGGGGCGGGTCGAGACGCTGCCTTGCACCCTTCGTCAGTTCGTCTATAGCGACATTAACCTCGACCAGTTGGATCAAATCTGTTCTGGGGCAAACGAAGGGTACAACGAGGTATGGTGGTTCTATCCGTCTCTCAATAGCCTCGTGAATGACCGCTATGTCATTTATAACTATCTTGAACGTGTTTGGTACTACGGCAATTTGAACCGTACCGCGTGGTCTGAACACACTCAGCGGCAGTATCCGATGGGCGCGTTTTCGATCCAGATTGGGTATTTAGCGACTTCGATTAACTCATTGGTGACGACGATTGCTCTGACGGATGCGTCTAGTTACCCCAATGCGGGTACGGTTGTTATTGACTCGGAGCAGATTACGTATACGTCTAAAGACGGTAATACCTTGATAGGCTGCGTTCGTGGCGCGAATAGCACGACGGCTGCTTCGCATGAACAGTACACGATGGTTGAGTTAAGAGTGCCGAACCAAGTTCTCTATCACGAATTTGGCAATGACGACGCGTCAGTGACCCCAGCCCTGCCGATTGAGGCGTTTATTGAATCGTCTGATTTCGACATCCAAGACGGTCAGAGTTTTGGCTATGTCTGGCGCATCTTGCCTGACCTTAACTTTACGGGGTCAACAGGCAGTAGTCCGAGCGTTACGCTGACGGTTAAGCCAAGGCAGAACTCGGGTTCAAACTACACCGCAGCAGATCAGCCGGTGGTTACGCGCACCTCGACGATACCGATTCAGCAGTACACGGGGCAGGTCTACACTCGTATCCGAGGTCGCCAGATGGCGTTCCGTGTGGACTCGACTGACTTAGGCGTTGCTTGGCAAATGGGCATGATGCGAATTGATGTTCGACCGGATGGACGTCGATGACCGTCGCACGTGGCATATCTCCGCCAAACCTACCGGTTGCACCGGCGGATTATAGTGTCCGTTATCAGGATCAGTTTAGTAATGTCTTGCGGCTTTTCTTTAGTCAGGTAGCCAACCGGGTTAATTCACCGACCGCACACGCTTCGTATTTTGATACGACGACGCAGCCGAATCCGGTTGCGGATGCGGTTAATTTATTTACTTACAATTCAGTCGTTACCCAGCAGGCTGTTAATCGCGGCGTACCCACATCTAAAATCTTCGTTGCTCAGACGGGTATTTATAACTTTCAGTTTTCTGCCCAATTAGATAAAACGGGCGGTTCGGCAAGCGCCGTATATATCTGGCCCCGAATTAACGGGGTAAACCTGCCGGACTCGGCTACCAAGATCGTTATTGACGGCCCCAACAACGAGATTGTGGCGGCGTGGAACTTTGTGCTTGTGCTGCAGGCAAACGACTATTTTGAGTTGGCTTGGCAGTCTTCGGACATCAACGTGGTTATCCCGTATGTAGCCGCGACTGGTAACATTCCAGCGATCCCGTCCATCATTCTGACAGTGGTGTGGGTATCAAACTACGAGGCAAATGAGTAAACATCTATGAACCAGCAACCTCCCGCAGCAGGACTTGCGTCCCTCCTTGCCTCCCAAGGCCGTGGACCAGATAGCACACTTGTCCACATGTCACCTGAAGAAGTACGCAATCTTCAGTTTTTGGCTCGCGCTCAAGGTATGGAGATGCCGCGTAATCCTGCTACGGGACTGCCGGAAGCCGGGTGGCTTACTAATATATTAAACACCGTAGTCAAAGGCGTTCAGTCTGTTGGAAAGACTCTCATCCAAAACCCGCAAACGACCGCCATGCTTGCCGGAGCCGCGTATGGCGCGGTGAAGGGAGATCTGCAAAAAGGTCTTGAGGCAGGCATGAAAGCCTATGCCGGTACGCGGATTCTTGGAGGTCTTGCAGAAGAAGCCCAGCGTAGGATTCCGGGGATCGCCGGTCCAACTGGGTATAGAGAACGTCCTCCCGGTCCTGAAGATTTTGGTGAGATTGCCCCCGGTATTGGCGTTGAACCGGTAAAACCCACAGTACAGCAGCCTCTGGGCAAAGATGTTTCTAGTGGTCTGCGTGGACTTCTAGGCGCTCCGCAACAGGGCGGCCAGCCCAAAGGGCTTTTCGGGCTCACCAAAGACCCGATCATGCAGGCTATTACGATGTACGCCTTGAACAAGGCGGAGCAGAAGATGAACCCGCGAGGCGGGATGCCTAAGCCGACTCCGGTTGGGTATAGGAATGTTCAGTACAGCCCCGGTCGAGTCAACCCGCGTTTTGGTGAGCCGGGCCAACCGTACTTTATTGAAGGCGGTTACGCTGATTACGGCTACGGCACTGAATATCCGGGCTATACGCAGAACCCGCAACAAGGGATGCGGCAGAGTTCGCCGTACCAGTCTCCTCCACCAGAACGTCCACCTGATGAGGAAGAAGATTATTACCGACGCGGTATGGCGGTTGGCGGGGTAGTGCCACAGCCGAATTTTTCTTATCCGATGGTCCGCACACAGGGTAACGGGTATGAGCCTAAAGTAGACATTTACACAGGCGAAGAAACCTTCGCTGAAGGTGGTACTGCTGATTCTGAAAAAGCCAAAGAGGAGTATTTCAAAAGCCTCCTCCCTTTCGCCCCCGCCCTGCCTGAATGGTATCGCGCCGCTGCCGAATCTGGCAGCGCCCCAGTTCAGGGCGAAGATGACTTAAAGCGCCATCCGGTTAATCGACTTCCTCAGCCTGCTCCGACTGGAGTGAAGGCTGATACCAATGGTATGCCGTTCGATCAAGAACTCGCCGATTGGTATCAGTCTTTGCTCAGACCGCCGACTGCCGCGAAGCCGATGGATCTGAATCTTGATGAGTATTTAAGAACCACTCCGCAACGTGCGGAGACTGTTTATGGCCCAGTAGTTAAATATCCGTGGGAGCCTCCCACGACTCCAACCCCCGCACCGCCTCCGTCTAAACCCGAGTGCCAGCCGGGCTTTACTTTTGATTTTGCCAGATGGGAAGCGGGGCTTGATCCCTGTGTAAAGAGTCCCGGCACTGGGGGCGGCGATGGTGGCGGCGATGGCGGCGGATCTGGTCCGGGTACCGGCGGTGGTACAGGTCCGGGTACAGGTGGCGGAGGTACTACGCCGGGCGGTGATACTGGCGGAACTACGCCTGCTCCGGCTCCAACCCCGGCTCCAACCCCTACACCCGCGCCTACGCCCGCTCCGACTCCTACACCGGAGCCTACACCTACACCTACACCCGCGCCTACGCCCGCTCCGACTCCTACACCGGAGCCTACACCTACACCTACACCCGCGCCTACGCCCACTCCGACTCCTACACCGGAGCCTACACCTACACCCACTCCAACCCCTGCGCCGGAACCCGCTCCTACTCCAACCCCTGCGCCGGAGCCTGCACCTACACCTACTCCGACCCCACCGGAGGAGGAAGAACCATTACTCAAGACCTGTCCTGACGGGTCTATTGTTCCCTCATGGGAAGTCTGCCCGACTCCAGCCCCCGAACCTACACCTACTCCGACTCCCGCGCCGGAGCCTACGCCCGCACCCACTCCGACTCCTACACCTGAACCTACACCCGCACCAACACCTACTCCAACCCCTGCGCCGGAGCCTGCACCTACACCTGAACCCACTCCGACTCCTACACCCGTACCGACGCCTACTGAGCCGGAGCCTACGCAAGATCCCCGATGCGCTGAACCGGGGTATGTCTATGACTATGAGATAGGCCGGTGCCGATTTAACGGAGTCAGTGATACTGACTGTCAGGCGCAGTACGGTAATGAATACGAATATGACCCGCGAGCAGACGGTGGGCTAGGTGCTTGCCGTAAAAAACAAAGTCCTGCACCGGCTCCAACGCCCGCACCCACGCCTACCCCCGCACCTACTCCGGCCCCTTCGCCAGAGACGCTGCTTAAAAGATGCCCAGATGGCTCGCTTATTCCATCTTGGGAGAATTGCCCTATTAGGGAGACGCCAACCCCGGCTCCGACTCCCGCTCCGACTCCTGCTCCAACTCCTGCTCCAACCCCGGCTCCGACCCCTGCACCGGAACCCACCCCGGCTCCGACCCCTGCGCCGGAACCCACCCCTGCGCCAACTCCCGAACCAACACCTACTCCGACACCCGAACCTACTCCAACCCCTGCGCCCGGTGGCGGTGGCGGACAAGAACAGTGCGCCCCGGATGAAGTGCAAGTAGGCGACGTTTGCTACGGCAGATGCCCGGATGGTATGACTTACACCCGTGGACTTGGGGAGCCTTCGCCTTGCGGAGTAACCTCCGAACCCGCTCCGACTCCTACGCCGGAGCCTACACCTGAACCCACTCCAACGCCGACCCCAACTCCGTCAGAAGGTAGGGTGCCTAAAAACGCGGATGGGTCATGCCCGTTTGGATACTCAAAGCAATTCATGGGCTACGACGGTGACGGTAACCCGATTTATTCTGACGACTGTGCGCCGATTCCTGAAGGTCGTGAACCGAGTGGGGACGCACCTGATTATGGCAACGTACCGCAACCGCAGTGCTCGTTTGGGCAGTTTTTTGACGCACGAGTAGGTCGCTGCGTTTGGTGGTGGGAAGATAGTCCTGCTGGAGAAGATGGACTTTGTTATGACGAACGTGGGGTTCCTTATGAGGCTGACCCATGGCTAGGATGTTATAAAGATTTATCAGATGGTAAAGGCGGGTTTGCTGGAGGACATGTGAAAAAAGGACGTATTAGAAAGTATCAAATGGGCGGAATAGCCGATTTGCCTAGGATTGGCGGAGCGCGGAACCCCGCTGACGGATACAACTTTGGCTTCGCCCGAGGCGGTATGGCGCCCATGCCGGAATACCAAGCCGGTGGTAAACTCCTGCGAGGACCGGGAGACGGTATGTCTGATGATATTCCTGCCGTGATACGGGGTAAGGGTGTGCAGCGTGCTGCGTTGGCGGATGGCGAGTTCGTTATCCCCGCTGATGTGGTGTCGCATCTTGGCAACGGATCGACTGAGGCCGGTGCTAAAAAACTGTATCAGATGATGGCGCTGATTCGTAAAGCGCGAACGGGTAAGTCAAAGCAAGCCCCGCAAGTTAACGTAGATAAATTTTTACCTGTCCCATCGCGCAAGAAATCACGGCGCTAATGGAGGATTAAATCATGGCTGAATCAACTCCTACATCAACCACCACGATTACTTCTAACATCCCTGAGTGGGCGCGTAAGTACGCCGAAGACTTGCTCGGGTACGGCGCAGCGTTAACTTATCCGAAGCAAAAGATTGACCCGAAAACGGGCAAGCCGATGTTTCAAACTGATCCTTCTACGGGTCAGCCGATCCTAGATAAAGATGGAAAGCAGGTACCGATCCTTGAATCGGGCTTCCGTCCGTATGAGCGCCCGCTTGTCGCTGACTTTAGCGATCTGCAGAAGAAGGCGATGGAGTCTATTGGGGGCATGAAAGTCGCCCCGCAGATCGGTCAGGCTACTGGTCTGGCAGGGCTTGCAGGGCTCGCCGCACAAAAAGCCGGTCAATATGAAGCACTACAGCCGGGTGATTTTTATAAATCTGCTTTTGACGCTCCGGGCGGTCTTGATAAATACATGTCGCCTTACATGCAGGGCGTTGTAGAGCAGCAGAAAAAACAGGCTGTTAAGGACTTTTCCCGGCAGATTCCCGGTATGCGTGCTGCTGGAACACGTGCTGGCGCACTTGGCGGAAGCCGTCAAGCCTTGGCTGAGTTTGAAAGCCGTCGTGGGCTGGCCGATCAAATGTCTAACATTCAAGCCACGGGGCTTCAGAACGCCTACCAACAGGCTGCACAGCAGGCGGCGCAAGACGCACAACTTCGTGCTCAATACGGATTAGCCGGTACACAGTTGGGTGAGCAGTCCCGTCAGTTTGGCGCGGGTCTTGGGCTTCAAGGGCTTCAGCAACAGTTGGCTGCGGCAGGTATGCTCGGCAATCTTGGTCAGCAACAGTATCAACAAGAGTTGGGCATTAATCAGGCGCAACTTGGTGCGGGTGGTCAGCAGCAGAATCTTATGCAGCAGAAACTGGCATCGGATTACCAACGCTTCATTGACGAGATGCAGTACCCGTACAAGCAACTTGAGTTCTTCTCTAATCTTCTGCGCGGTACGCCGTCTTCGGATAAAACTACCAGCATCTACGAGCCGTCTAGCACTTTCGGTATGATTGGCGGTGTGCTGGGTAGCGGCGGTGGTCTCGGCACCTTGTTCGGAGGAAGGTAATAATGGCCGTATCTCCACTTAATCCGCTTGTGCGGACGATGCTCACTTCGCTTCACGGGGCAATGCAGAGGGGTATGCCCGTCGATCAAGCGGCCACTTATGTCAAAGGTATGGCCCAGCAGGGTATTGCCCCGCTGATTGATCTCCCTGCCATGCTCAAGCAGTTTGAGCAGTTGAAGCAACCGGAAACTCAGTCTCCGCAGACCCCGACTATTCGTGAGCAGATTGCCGCTATGGCTCAGGCTCAACAAGGCGGGATGCCTATGGGTGCTATGCAAGGTATGCCGCAGGGCGGTATGCCTCCTCAGATGGCAGGGCAGATGCCGCAAATGCCACAACAACCGCCTCCGATGCAGCAGGGTCTTGGCGCTCTTAATGCAGGGGCGATGGAGAATCCGCAGGGCTTCGCGGGTGGCGGCATCGTGGCGTTTGAAGAAGGTGGGGTGCCTCAGTCTGCGCCGCCCATCGTGGCTGCGAATTTGCAGAAACCGCGCTCGGATCAAGAGTTGTTTAACTACTACGCTAACATTATGGGACAAGGTTACGTCCCGGCGTTTAAGAAAGAAGAAGAAACGTTGGAAGGAATTGAGAAAGAACAAGGTATTGGCGAGTACGCCAAGTCTCTTGAAGAAGAACGTAATTTGTTGAAGACGCAAGAGAAGCGGTCGCTTGAGGAGTTGATGCGGGATAAGGAAAACCTGCGTCGGCAAGAGGCTGCGGATATTGCAGGCTACGCTACTAAGTCGCCTACGCTGTTGATGTCTATGGCTAAAGCCCGTAGTGCAGCGGTAACTCGTGAGCGCGAACTTGAGAAGGAGATTCGCGCTGCTCGTAATGAACGGGAGAAGGCTGCTATTGGTTTGACTAAGGCTAAAGAAACGGCGGTAGCAACGCGCACGACCGCCGCAATGAACCGTGTAGACAAAAATGAACAGCGTTTGATTGACGCTGAAAAGACTCTTAATGATCGTCAATTTGAGCGTGAAAAAATTGCGGAAGAATACAAATTCCGCACCGCTTTGGCCGGGTTTGAAGCCGCATCTCGTATGCAGTTGGCTCAGTATGATCGTGGCACTCAAATTGTTGTTAACGACGCGCGGGCTAGAGTTGAAGCGGGTCGCGGTACTTCAACTGACTACGTGCTTGGCAGCGCTTTGGCTAAGGCTGGGGTTTTAAGAGAACAAGTTGCTATTGAAAAAGACCCGGCTAAGAAGGCTGCGTTGCAGGCTCAACTACAACGTGCGGATGCGGAAGTAACAAAAATAACCGAGTCTCTTCTTTCAACTAAAACATCTTCAAACGGTACAAAAAAAGAGCCAATTAACATACTCGAAGCACAAGGCGGTGGGGCACCTGCTGCTAGTAGTGGCGGTGCTTGGAGCGGTCAGCAAGTTGACTGAGGTATAAAGCGTGCCTAAGTTTTTAGTCACTTCGCCGTCTGGAAAAAAGTATGAAGTTAATGGGCCTCCGGGGGCAACTCTGGAGCAGGCCATTGCCTATGCGAAACAACTTGAGGCACAACAACAAGAGGAAGAAAAAGGCGGCGTAGGCGATAGGTTCATGAGCGGCCTTAAGTCGATGATTTCGAGTGGCCGCACTGCTATTGAATCATTAAGCGATGCCGAGAAAGCCGCACTTGCTGCTGCTGAGCGTAGCAGAGGAATCACTGAAGAGTACGGCGAAGGCGCGAGTCTTGAAAAAGTTAAGCAAGCCTACGGTGAACGTGGCGCGTTAGGCGCTGCGGGCGAAGTTGTCGGCAGTATCCCCGGTGCTATCGCAGAACAGTTGCCGCAGATGGGTGCTACCGTGGCGGGGGCTATAGCAGGTTCGGCTGCTGGCGCTCCACTTGGGCCTATTGGCGCGTTGGTTGGTAGTACAGCCGGTGCCGTTGCTCCGTCTTTCTTGCAGCAGTACGGTTCTAACATTCAGCGTCAGGCCGAAGAAGACATCGCTGCAGGCCGGGATGTGGATATCTCTCGTACAGCCGCCGCTGCCGCTGCTGTTCCGCAAGCCGCGCTTGATGTAGCAAGTCAATTTCTTGTCGTTGGACGAGTTTTAGGTAAAAAACTTTTTGGTGAACTTGGTAAGAAAGTAGACGATTTACTTGCAAAAGGAGATATCGAGGCCGCTGAAAAACTGGCTAAAGAAGGTTTAGTCAAGACAGTAGCCAAAGGTGCCGTCGTAGGTGTGGCTGCCGAAGTTCCCACCGAAGTTGCTCAGCAAGCATTAGAACGCGCTCAAGCAGGACTTCCGCTTACAAGTGATGACGCCATGCGAGAGTATGGCGAGGTTGCGTATCAGACTGGATTGATGGCTCCACTAGGTGCTGTCGGTAGGCTTGCTAGTAGATCTGCTGCTAGGGACAAAGTACAAGAGACTGCTCCTCCTGCTGACATAGTTTCTGAAACGCAAGAAGAAATCGAAGCGGTAAAGAAAGAACAGGAAGCCGCAGCCAAAGCCGCCGAGCCTCCACTGCCTACGTCTTTTGAGGGGGCTTCCCCCGAACTGCGTTCAGTTCTAAATAAACTTGACACGCCAAAGGAGGCGGCTGAGGCGCTTAAATTAGCAGAAGCCGATTTAGAAAGACTTTCGTTTGATCTTGCTGATCCTGCCAAAGTTGAAGAGAACGAAGAAGTTGCTCGTAAGACGGGACTCGATCCTGTTGAGGTTGAACAAAGGCTCCTTGCAAAGGCTGATAGGCTCAAAGAAGCCATTCCTTACATTCGTTTAAGACTTCAAGAACTGTCAGGCACACCGGTATCTCCCCCGCCCGCAGCACCCGTTCCTCCAATTCCGCAAACTGCGACTGCTCAGCAGCAGTTAATACAGACCCCTCCTCCGGTAGTGCCGACCACACCGGCTACGCCGATTACAGGGATTCCGCAGGTAGCAGGAGCGCAGCAGACTCTTCAAATTGATCAGCCGCTGGCAGCGGCTATTGGTGTCCCCGGCGCAGAGACTGCGCCTAAGACTCAACCTGTTACGGTTCCCGCACCGTCAGGAGGTGTTGCTCCCATTCCGCAGGCCGCAGGCGCTCAAGTCGCGCTGCCAATGGAGCCAACCACTGTTGAAGATCCGCTTTATCGACAAGCGGTTGAAGTTGTTCTGCAGTCTGGTAATCCCGCCCCTGCAACGATTCAGAAGGCGCTTAACGTTGGGCTCAAGAAAGCCACTGAACTTCTTAAACGAATGGAACTTGAAGGGGTTGTCACACCTATCAAGAAAGGAAAGCGCAGTATCACGATGGGGCAACCTAGGGAGGCTCCGAGTGTATCCGTCCAAACAACACCAACAGTTACTGAAACGCCTGACGTTGGAACAGTTGGAAGAAGCCCTGAATTGCCTTTACCGGGACCAGAACCCGTTAGATCAGAAGTTGCGCCAGTTGAAAGTGAAAGAGTGGAGCCTGCTCCACGAGTTGCTGCTGATGTTGCTCCAAGAACGGAAAGAGTCGAGCCTGCATTAGGTGATATTTCTGGAATTGAAGAAACCCGCCCAACTCCTTTAATTGAAGTTGATCCCAATGATCTGTTCCGCACGGGGCAAGTGCCGCCGTCGCCTGTTATGGCAAAGCCTGATGTCGAGCAGGCCGCAAACGAAGCCGCTCAGGGCTGGACTAACGCACCAGAAATTGTTGTTCTTGACGATGAGAACGATGCGCGTATTCCACAAGGCGTGCAGATCAAACCGAACACCAAAGGTTTTTACAAAGAAGGTAAGACCTACGTTATCGCCAGTCGCGCTAATGACCGGGCTGACGTACATGCGACTGTCCTCCATGAAAGTCTAGGCCATTTTGGTTTGCGCCAAAAGTTCCGCACTCGTCTTGACGACATCCTGAACGATATCTACGACACTAACCCGGCGACTCGCGCTGCGGCGGATGCGGTCAAACTCCCCGGCATGAGCAATGCACAGGCAGTGGAAGAGGTTCTTGCTTCTAAGGCCGAGGCTGGCCCCATTAAAGAAGCCGGTATCCGTGCTGCGTTCAACCGCGTAGCGGCGTTCATCCGTCGTGCCGGTAGAGCGATGGGCATTAAGTTCGCCTATTCCAACAACGATGTGGCCCAAGTCCTGCGTCTGGCGCAGGAGAAAGTTACCAAGGGTAGGCGCGAGGTAGTGGGTCTACGCACGGTCGCTCAGGCTAAGAAACTTGAGCGCGATCTGTTAACCACACCGCTAGAGAAACTGAAAGATCTTGGGGCGTTGACTCCTGAGCGAGCGGAACAGACCGCCGCCGTCGTAGAGGGCATGAGTAATAAGACTCGCCCGGCGTTTCTTGCGCTTCGTTCCCTGCCTGAGTTGGTAGAGATCTTCGGTAAGAAACTTCCTGCTCTTAAAGGTTTAATGCGTGGCGTTATAGATCGTGCGGTAAAATTGCGCGAAATTCGCAATCAGATAGGCGCTAACATTGAAAAATGGAATGAAGTACTGTCTGACAAACAGTACAAGGGTGCAGTTATCCAACGGTTTTACCGAATCGCGTTGGAGTCAACAGAAGAACAGATCGACTTTCGCCCGACTATCATTAAAAACGGTGTTGTTGTACGTAACCCTGACTACAAGTCGCTTGATCCGCTGACGAAAGAATTTGAGCGGTTGCCTCAGCCGTTGCAGGACGTTTACTTTGAAATGGTAGACGCTTACCGCAAGATGGCAGACCGCTACTTAGAACTCATAACTCAGAACCTGCCGCCCACCGCTGCCAATATTTTGCGCCGTGAGATTGAGGCTCGTAGGCTAAAGATTTATCTGCCGTTGTATCGTGAGGGCGAGTACTGGCTGCGTTATCAAGATCGAAATAACAACACTGTTGTTGATTCGTACACAAGTAATCGCGCCCGTGTAATTGCTAAACAAGAACTTATCAAGGCAGGAATCCCTGCGGCTTCGATTCAGACCTACGAAAAAATAGAAGACGCGATGGGCGAGAAGGGGCCGGGTGCTGGCACTTACGGGTTCTTTAGCGAAATTAACTCTGAACTTGAAAAGTACTACAAAGACAAGTACGGAATTCCTGTTCCTGTTGAGTTAAAGAACACTCTGTATAAAACATTCTTGGACTCTATTCCGGCGTCGTCTGTGCGCCAGCAGTTTCGTAAGCGCGAAGGTTATAAAGGCGCTGAAACTGACATGCTGAAAGTATATGCGATTGTGGCTTCTCGCATGGCGGGGCAATTGACCAATCTTGAATTCACTCCGCAACTTGACCAAGCCACTAAATTGCTCAAGGAAGATGTTGCTAAAGATGGCAGCATGACCGCTCAACAAGTTGAAGCCGAAATCGGTAAGCGGCTTAGTTTTCTCAGAGAACCTACTTACAACAAGTGGGTAAACAATATTGTCTTTTGGAGTTATTTCGACTTCATCATGGGCAATATCTCCTCCGCTGTGACCAACATCACGAACATTGGTACGACTGTATATCCGTTGTTGGGGGGAGAATACGGCTACGCTAAAACATCTTCGGCTATCCAAGATGCGATGGCGATGTTTATGCAAGGCGGCTGGGATAACGACGCGCAACCGACTCGGCCTAAGAAGTTCCCGCAGTCTGATAGAACCGCGTTTGATCCTGCCAAGATTCCGCCTAACTCTCCGTTAGGCCGTCTGTACAAGTCTGCCATTCAGCAGGGCGCGATCAAGCATTCGACTGCTTACGATATTACCGAAGCGCGGGATCGGGATATTGATCAGAAAGACTACATGGGGATGCTTAACTACTCTAAGCAATTGCTTGGATGGACATTCCAGAACACTGAACGGTTCAACCGTGAAGTGACTATGATCGCCGCGTTCCGGTTGGAGATGGAGAAGAACCGACTTGAAGGACGGACTGGCCGTGCGGTTGAACAGGACGCGATTGATAAGGCAATCCGTCTTGCAGAAAAGGCTAACAGTGAAACGCTAACTGAACTTAGCCCGCGTGTGTTCCAGCATCCTGTATTGAAAATTGCACTGACCTTTAAGCGTTACGCTCGCGCCATGTATGCACTTCAGTTGAGCCTGCTGCGAGATGCGCTTGAAGGGTCTAGGACTGATACCACTGGGATGAACCCGCAAGAGAAGGCTGAAGCGGAGGCAGTGGATCGGGAGTTTAGGAAGGTCGCCATTAAACAATGGCTTGGTACCATTGGCGGGGCGTTTGTATTCGCGGGAATTCAGGGCTTGCCTTTTTACGGGCTGGCTACGACTTTGGCTGCGGGAGCGAGTGCTATATCCGCTGCCATGTTTGGTGATGCCGATGATGAAATTACTGATCCCGAAGAAGACCGTAAACAAGCACTTGGGGCTTTGGCTATGCGAGGCCCAGTCAGTGAACTTCTTGGATTAGATATAGCCTCGCGTACCGGGTTCAACGGCATGTTCTGGCGCGATGACCCAAGGCGAATGGACGAAATCGGCATAGAATATTTTGCCCTTGAGCAGTTTTTGGGCGCACCGTGGGCGTCAATCCGTACTCGTATTGATGCGATACGAGATTTTCAGGAAGGGTACTATGATCGGGCGCTTGAGAAAGCAATGCCCGTTGCTGCGCGTAACTTTCTGAAAACATGGCGTTACATCCAAGATGGCGTGACGACTAAAGACGGTAAGCCGATTACCGAAGATCTGGACGCCTATGAGTTGTTCATGCAAGCATTTGGGTTTACGCCGACTCAAGTACAGAAAGCCTCTGCTCGTGCAGGGGCCAGAAAAGAAATCGTCAATGAAGTTATTGAACGCCGACAGGCGCTATTTAAGAATGCTTACGCTGCGTGGTCGCAAGGCGATCAAGAAGGCTATATAAAAGCCCTGCAAGATATCAGCAAGTGGAACAAAACCCAAACCGCCGCCGAATTCAACGCTACGATTGATTGGGATGAACTTGAGCAGTCTTTTAAACAGCGTGGCCGCGCAGAGGAAGAAGCCCTTGATGGTGTCTCAATTCCAAAACGCTATCGAGAAGGCGCAGTGAGTCGGGTAAAACAGTAGTTACCCGGTTCTCCAAACGCGCACGCCGAGGTGTCCTTCCTTGGACGAGGCATAAGCCTTTACTCGTACCTGAGCAGCCTTGGCGCGGCAATCTATAACGTATAACATTTCTGGGATCTTGAGGGTAGGAATGAAAAAACTATCCCCCACTGCCATACCCTCAAACGGAAAGATCCACTCTGGTTCAAGTACTTTGATTGTCATTTAACATCTCTTTAGGGATGTCGTACTGGAACGAATACACATGAATAGGCGGTGCGTTCATGCCTGCCTTCCACCCAGTAGAAAGCCGCATCTTTTTGGACTCCAGTTTGATATCCGACTTCTCCAGTGCTTTCTCAAACTCAGCGGAGCCTACGCTCTTTTCAGATAAGAACTTCTTAAACTTGCTCTTTGACACGTACTGGGTACCGCTTCCGATCTCAACACGGGCAACAAGTTCACCAAACGGCTCATTCACAACTCGACCCTCGTCGAAGATCAACGTGCCACGACGCCATTGATCGTTCAAGAACTCGGTAATCAAACCCTCGTAGTCCGTAATCTGGTGCTTTTGGGTGTTGTCACGAATTTTGATTGTCTCCAGTATCACCTTGTCGTAAATACGCTCTATATCAAGATCGATGATCCCGGCTTCAATGGCGATCTCGGCCCCGGCAAACGTCGCGCTAAACGCGGTTTCGTAGAATCGGAAGGCTGCATTACTGCCTAACTTGCTTGTAACAAGCCGCTTGCTCCACTTAACGATCCGAGCCTTGATTTCCTCTTCGCCCAGCGTTAAAAGCCGGTCTATGTACATGGCGCCAGCGTGCCCGTAGTTGTCATGCAGAGGATTAAATATGCTACGCCCGACTTCGATAGTCAGATACGAGGGCTGTACAAGTACGTATTCCAAAAGGCGCATGATCTCGCCGCTGGCGTTAGCCTTCTTCGACAGAATCAGATCGTAAAGCGAGATGTTTGACGACATCAGGCAGAGCATTGACGCAATCTCTTGTTGCTCGCGCTCGGCGTTAACCGAACTCTGCATACGCATCTTGCCCTTACCTTGCGAAATCAAGTGAACAAGTTTCGATATCTGCTCTGGCGGTTTGTCATGCACCTCATCCATGCCCATCATGATGTTCTTGAGAGACATAGCGCGGCTGTTAAAGGCGTTGTCAGTAGACTCGTAAACGCTGAGCGGCTTCGGTGCGCCCCATACGGAAAGCGCGGCAATGAGCGATCCAGACTTGGCTGCGCCAGATAGGCCAGTAAAGCAGAACGACATGCCGTTCGTGGACGTAAACCGCATAAGCGGGGAGCCAAAAGAGATGAATACACCGAAAGCCTGCATCTCCAACTCGGGCTGGTTGAGTTTATTGATGCAGTCCTTCCACACTTGGAAGTCGCCTTTCGGCTTCATAAGCCTAGCCACATCGCGTATCAACGGGCTGGATGCCGCCCTGCGCTGCTGGCCGTTACCGTAAAACTCGGTTTCGCCAATGATGAAAGACTTTAAATTCTGAGACCAGCCCATTTGGCGACAGACGTTCTCGGCTCTGTCACGACTTTGCAAATAGTGCGCCCATTTCATAGTGTACTCCACGATTTTCGGCCAAAGTTTCTGGTTAGGAGGCGCTACTCCAGCCTTACCTAAAATAACCTTCATACTATCAACGGACTGCGCCTCTCCCATGGAGATATACTTCTCACGGACTTCGTGAGGCAGTACGACCCTAAGCAGGAACAGTTCGCCTTCCTCTTCGCCATACATGCGCTGCACGGGGAAAAATTCATTAGTAGAAATCAGCACCGGCTCAGGCTGGATCTTTACTCCGTCTTCGTCGGTTTCGGCTGGAGGTAGGTAGTAAATTCCTCCGGTTCGTCCTCGTACATAGGGTAAGACTGCTTTAGGAAATGCCGGAATTTCTTGGGGATTCTCCGCGATCCGAACTGAGTCCTCTTGACTAATCTCTTCGGTTGCCGGAGCGGCGACGAACTTTCTCCCGATAGCAAGGGGGTTGGTGATGTGTCCTTTGTGAGGGCATCCGTTGCATCCGCCGGGGTTTCGTTGTTCAAAAATGCTGCAACTATGCGGTTTGCCAAAAGTTTCATTTGCTTTCCTTAACGTAGCGTCGGGGCTGTATCCGGGGTAGTCCTCGGACATCAAGTGAATCGCGGTTTCCCAGTCAGTGCAGTGCCGGGCGATGGATAAAGCAGAGTGCCAAACGGGTTCCGAAAGCGTACTGGCGTTTACCAATGCGTTCTTAATTTGATTGCAGCCGCTACCGTTAAGACTTTTCTCAGCAATGTCCTGAAACGCCGCCTCGTAGTTCTCTAACTTGGCTATCTGTTTAGTATCTTCATCCAGACCTTTAGGGATAAGATCAAGAATTGATCCGGCCGAGTTACCGTTAAGATGAACATCACCTAAATAATCTTTAAAGACATTGAAATCGTACTGGTGGTACTCGTCTGTCAGTAACTTAGTAGGGTTAGGTGGGTCAGTCTTGAAGTTCAGCGTCTCTGGGCAACGCATGATTCTAGTAACGTCCGCCGTTACTACCGGGTCAATCTTCATGTGATCCAAGCACAACTGCTTGAACTTCTCGGCGTAAGGCTTCCACTCCGCTATCGGTACGTCCTGTTCAAACGGCCAGTACGCATGGATGCCGTTGCCTGAATCAACGACGACAGGAGGCGGAAGTTCTGTAACCGTAAGGAAGTGATCTAGATCTTCAATAGCCCCGACCTTGCTCTTATAGCAACCTTCTTTGTCTGGCTTGACATCTAAATCAACAAAAAACGAGCGACAATAAGACGAGTAATCGCTCATGCGGCTATGGCCGCTGAAACTGCTCAGCGCGATAAATACGTTCTTACCCGCCGCACTAATTTCCTCTACTAAATTTTCAACCTCATCAAGGCTACTGGCAAACCGATTGGCTACCTTCTTGTCCTTAGAAATTTCGGTTACACAGTAGAAGCCCTGCGAAGGTAGTACGTTCTCATAAAATTGTTTTCGCATGGACACCAACCCACTTAGATAAAAAAGGCGGGGCGACAGCCACCCCGCCAACCTCACGATGAAACGTTTAGACTTGCTTGCCGATCATTCCCTCTATGTAGTTTTTGGCTTGCTTTAGGTTAGCGGCCGGAAGAGTACCGTTTTTCATGTCTTCCTCTACCAAGTACATGAAAGCCGAGACAATCTTGAATCGATGCTCTTGGATCATACGACCACGAAACCATAGATGTACGGTGTTCCTCGACACCTCAAGTGCGGAAGCAACGTAAGCAATCGGCAGATTCGCCTCCACACAAAGACGCCCAAGCCGTATCCCCAACAGAGAAGGATCGCCATTCTGTAACGTCAACAGCAGTCTATCGCCAAATGTGCGAGGCATTGAATCAACCCTTTTTCGACCACTTCTTGATTACATCCGATACATCCGCAGCAGGCGCAGCGTCGTCTGCCTTCTTAGCATCACGAATGATCGGCTCGCTCATGGCTGCAGGCCCAGTCACAATTGGCGCCTCTGGTGACTCGCCTTCGTCCTGCTGATATACCGTCAGTTTAATAGCACTTTCAGCCGCCTTAGTTTCCCTCTGACGCTGAACGGCCTCGACATCGGCCTCCGGCACCACAGCAATTGGCGAAAACAGCAACTTCGGAACAGGCGACTTAGTGTCGAACTGCATCTTAGTCACTACACGCCCTGCCGAAATGTTGTTGTTAGCAAGCATCTGGATATAGGGGCGGAACGGATACTTGCCGCCCTCTTCCTTACCAAAGCAGGACGTTGCGGGAAGCACCAACTGCATGACATCGCCACCGGGATCTTGCGGCAGAACCACCGCAGTGCGCCATGACAAACGGCAAGCAGCACCGCTTCCGCCTTGGCCCGAACCCTTCACCGACCACTGACATGAATCGCATGAAGAGGCTTGCGGACTCTTCACCTCCGGGTCTGGAGTCTTGGAGTCAGATGACCAACAAACCGGAGCGATCTTCTCGCCTTCCTTGTATGCGCCCGTGTAGTAGGTACGGCTTGCGTTGTGCGCCATCTTTACAAAGATCACATTCATATGGCGATCTTCGATGGAGCCAATCTCCTTGCCGCCAGCCATCTTACGGAACACGCCGCCCTTGATGGAGATACGCTTGGAACTTGCACCGCCACCGGCTACGGCGCGTGTATCGTCGTCAACCCCGGTCTGGATGTTGGCGAGTTCGCTCTTCAAACTTGCAATGATATCGTTACTCATAAATCCTCACTTACTGGCTTTACGTACTGAAACACCATACTCACGCATTACGTTCACGCCGGGGGGTAGCCCGTCATTCACGTTCTCTCTCAAAAACTCTTTAAAGTTGCTCTGATGTATACGCCGTTCAAGCAACTGCACCGCCTCGTTATCAAGGACAAACTTGTAGAAGTTATCCCAGTCTTGACAGAAGAAGCGTTCGTTCAACTTACGCATGACTGTGCCGTGCTTGGTCTTGATACTGTCAGCGTTTACCGCGTTGCACATCTCAAGCATCACGGCTTCTAACTTGGACATATCTTCTTTCAACTTCGCGTCGGCCAATTCGTAATCTCTAAGCAGCCGCTCACGTTCCGTGCGTATACCAAGATACGCCTCAACCAACTCATCTGTATTACCTACTGTCATACTTCCTCCAACTCCTGTGTATACAGGTCTACTAACTTTTGATGACTGTTAACTTTACCCTGCAGCATCTCGTACATCTTTCGTTCGACTTCCGAGCCGCGCAAATGCACTACTAACATCTTGTTTACTTGGCCTACTCGCTCAATACGTGCAATACACTGAAGATAAGTCTCTACACTCATCACGGGCGACCAGAACACCACCGTGTCGGCAGCGGTCAAAGTAATTCCGTGTGCGGCAGACTGTGGTTGAATGATGAGAACTCGCGGATCAGTTTCTCTCTGGAACCGATCAATGATTACTGACCGATCCCGCGCTGTAACTGCGCCCTTGATCACATCGTTCGTGATGCCCTCTTTAGTCAAGTACTCGCTTACTACGTCGATAGAATGCAGGAATGGAACGAATACTACAACCTTATTTGTCGTTTCTTCAAGTACCTCAGACAGCGCGCTCAGCCGTGGGGACACATCAAACTGCACAACGTCATGCTTGTCTGTGTAGACAGCACCCGCTGAGATCTGCAAAAGTTTACTAAGCGATGCTGCTGCGTTGACGGCTGAGATCTGTTCACCCGCTGCTTCTATCAGTAATTGCTTTTTTAACTCAGAGTAATACTTGACCACCTGCGGAGTAAGTTCCACATCCCGCATCTGATGCACGATGTCTGGCAGATCAAGGCATTCTTTCTTTGTGTACCGTATCGCTGGCTGCAACGCCCGGAATACCTCATCGGTTGCAATTGACTTCGGTACCCACTTGAACTTGCTGACTTGCGCCATCACACGATCACGCCACGCGGTTGAGAACTTCGGTACCCGCGCAGGACTGACTAACTTGGCGAGACCAAACGCATCTACAGGGGATTGCGCTGCCGGTGTGCCGGTCATCATCCACAGCCAAGTGGTTGGCTCAATCAACTTAGCCAAGGTTTTCCAGCGTCTAGTGGAAGGGGTCTTGTATGAATTGGCTTCGTCAACAATGATCAGATCAAACTTCGCTTGCTGTAACTCAGATAAAATTACGGTAGTACCGTCGTAGTTAATTACCGTAAAATCATATCCCTCATCTAATATCTTTTTACGTTTAGATGCTGACCCATGTGCTACGCCGCACGTTCGGTGCATAGCGGTCTTGAATACATCGGCCTGCCATGCTGAATACATGATCGACAACGGGCAGATCACAAGAACTTTCTTGATCACGCCTTTATTCATCAGGTAATCCGCAGCCCAGATTGCCGCGCTCGTCTTACCAGTCCCGGCCTCGTTGAAGCAGAACGCCCGTTGCCTTATCGACAGGAACGCCGCTGTGTCTTTCTGGTGAGCGAAAGGCTTGTAGAGTCCCGGCCATTCGTAATCGCGTTCGATTGGCGAAGGAATCTTGGGGATGTTCTGATTAGGCAGGAAGTGATCTAGGTATTCGGCAAGAACTTTCATCTCGCCGTGATCCCAGTAAATCAGTATTTCCTTGTTGTGCGCGTTATCCCGAATAAGTTCGATGCGATCTAAGCGCGCCGTGATTTCGGCGGCAAAACTATTCGATACGGTGAGTCTCACCGCAGTGTTATCTACTATTTGCATACTGTACCTACTGAATTAAAGAGCCCGTATCGTGGGCCAGACGGTTAGCGCCTAGGGCAAGAGGTTTGGGCAGTAATTGCCCTTCCCTATCACTAACTGACATGGTTATCTGAAGAAGGTGTGGGTGGTAAAACTCCTTCAGGCACACTCATGTCTTGTGCATTACTTCATCGCTCCGCTTGATGTTCTACGAAACGACCGATTCTTGCTGGGCGACTGTAGCCTAGTTCCATCGCCGTTGCTACCGCCTTTCGACAACGCCTTAACATGGGCAATGTCTTTCCCTTTTCGGCTAATACCTTTTTTGTCGTAACTACGACGCGCCCGCTGGCGCTCCATTCGGTTTTCGTGTTCGTCTCTTTCGACTTGCTGTTTGTATTCTTTCTTGTACGGTCTTGCTTTGTTCACGTAAGGCATAACTACCTCTCTCTGTAAAATTTACACGTGTTAACGGGACACCATCCGCACAACCCGCCCGGCTTTGCCATCCACATGTTATTAGCAAAAGCCATCTCCAGTTGATCTAAATGCGGAATAAAATTTTCCCACAACTTGCCTGCTTGATCTCGTGTGTACTCTTCGTTAACAAAACTATTGTGCATCACAAACAGTAAGCCAGCCCTGATCCGCTCCACTTGTGGAAAGTGTGCATAAGTCATCAGCGCCATTAACTTTAACTGCTTCGGGTCGGGATAACGGTTACTGCCCGTCTTGTAGTCGATGATGTAGGCATCAGTCCCGTCCACTACAAGCAAGTCAACAATACCCCGTACCCACCTAGTATCGGAATCAAACTCGCACGGTTGCCGCTCTCGCGTCAGCGCCATCTGATATTCGCAGTATCTATCGCCCTCAATCTCAAGTATGGCATCAAGCGGGGGCTGAAACCGTTGATAGTTTTTAACTAAAGGCACGCCTTTGCAGACGTAATCTTCCAACGCCTTGTGAACTTCTGTTCCGTAAAGCATTTGCTCAGAGGCTTTCTTAACAAAGTCCTGCGCTACCTTAGTGTGGTAGTACTGCTTCGGACAATTAATAAAGTCCTTGAGGCTGCTGAATGACCAGTTAATCATCAAACCGACTCGACATTACTTCGTTGTAGTCGAACTTAGTCTTAAAGCACTGATACAGATGAACCATATCATCGCCGTACTTCAAAACTTCGTTGTTGTAAGCAAAAGCATATTTAGGAACTTTGATCCTGTTGTAGTAGAAATCCCATCCTTTGTCCGTTGGTCGCCACAGCCCACTATGCTTGGCTCCGCCTTCGTCGCCATCTTTGGGGCAGCGTTCGACAAGTTCCCACGTTGTTAGGATGGGCAGTTGATTACTGCGAATCACGAATCGCGGCCCGGTGTTCGGCACATCGATCCAATCGTACCCCGTACGCTTGACTTCTTGGCAAAGCCAGATCAGCGACTTTGCCATTGTCTTGTTCAATGTACGTTTGTAAATCTTCCCCCACCGATCACAGACGGGGCAATCCCCGCCATCCTTGCCGATAACTTCTCGCCATGAATCACGTAACGAACTGAGTAACATAACTAACATTCTCCGTATGACTGACCGTACTTTGTTTCACATGCGACTGGTAAACTTTTTGCCCACTCTGGGGGAGTAGACATGACTTCAGTTATAAACGCAACGGCCTCTTGTACTTCCTCCTTCGGGGCCACGATCACGGCTGCGTCATGCACTGTCAGCACGGGTCGATAGCGTTCTCTGATTTGGAGCATCTGCTCACCCACAATGATCCGCGCCAGTGCTTGCACGATGTTCTCCACCATCGCGCCACCCCATATTGAAGTGATTCCCTTGCGCGATTTGTAGATGTACTTCTTGTCGCTCAACCGCAGATCCGGGTACCGTATAAACAATTTATTAGGAAGGCGTATACCTAGTGAACCTACCTGAATAACGTTATGTTTGCCGATAGTGTAAGGTTTTAAATTACTAGGCCATGACGTTAAGTGTTGTAGCGCACCATCGCACTCGTGCCACAAGTCCGTGACCATGTGGTTTGACTCGCGGTATAGGTCTACGATGCGCTTGCACTCATCTTCCGAGAGGTCAGCCCCCGGCGGCTGAGTCTTCAACGTGTGCTGAAGTTTCTTCGCTCCCGTGCCGTAACCCAGTCCAAGGATACAAGTCTTGCCTACGAACCGTTCGACGGGATCGGCCTTACTGATCGGTCGCTTATAAATCTTCGCGGCAAAAATCGAATACACATCCTCGCCTTTGCGGAACTGCTCGACCACATCGGTTTGCCCTGCAAGCCACGCAAGAACCCGCGCTTCGATCTGGCTGCTGTCACAGTTGATCACGACATGACCCGCTGGAGCCATGATGGAGTTCTTTAGAGTCTTCTTTTTCTTGTCGCGGCTAGGCAGATTCTGGAAGTTAACCGAGTCAGTCCCGGCCCAACGCCCCGTATGCGCCCCGTAATACTTGAGCGGAATAGGGATCTTGCCCCGGTTTCTAGCACCAATCCCGATAAAACGTTCAATCCGTGACTCTTCAATCGTGGACTTAGTACCCAGACGCACTGAGCACAGTTGCTGAATTATCGGATCGTCGTGTTCCGATAACGCGATAAAACCCTCGTCGTTCTTGGCTAGCGCGTAAGTCTCTTTACCCGTAGTGGGGCTGATCTTCATCGGCACTGGGATGTTTAACTCTTTCAAGATAGCCGCGAACTGCGGGTTGCTTGCCAGTTTAGCCCGTACCTCTTCCTCACTCCCAACGCCTAGCACCCCTTTCAATCCCGCCAAGAGTTCGCTTTTCTCCGCCTTGATTTCCTCAAGCCGCTCAACTAATAGCGCGTCGTCCACTTCAAGCATTGGCTGCGTGTACATACGCAGAGTCATGTCGATTAGATCTAGTTCTTCTTGCGGGAAAAAATCCGAGAGCAGAACGTTAAACAACTTGAAAGTAAGATTGACATCGTTAATACAATAATTCCCATAAGCAGCAAGATCGGCAGAAGAAAAATCTTGCCTACGCTTGCCCACAGCGTCGATGACTTCCGTACCTTTCTGACCAAGCCCATACATCTTTACCAGATTAGCCAATGACCCGCTGACATCTACGCCATGCTTGGCTCGTGCCATACACAGAGTGTCGAAATAGTATGCAGGGATAATCCCGAAATACCAAGACAGGATCGCTCCATCAAACATCGCGTTGTGACAGAGCAGCGCAGAGTTCGCCCAATCAATCTGGTCTAACCTTGCTTTGATCTCGTTCCTATCCCCACTTACCCACTCGCATCTACCGTCATCAATCTTGATGCCAACCCCAATGACTTCAAACTGCGGATTGCGGACGTACTCTTCCGTAGTTATGCGGCTCAAACTAAATTGCTGTGAGTAGTACGTTTCAAAATCTAGCGTTACAAAACTCATGGATCGACGCTCCATGTTTCTGTCTGACGCTCAAGCCTAGGCCACTCAGATTCAGTGATGAACGACTTGTCCTGCACGATTACATGATTAGTGGGCTGTGCCGTGAACCTGCCGTTGTCTAACTTGATGAAGTAAAACTCTTTGGATTGTTCCGGTTCCAAACTAAACCCATCAAGCATCGGTATGGCTGTGAACATGTACCGCCCAGTTAGTTCTTCTTTAGAACGCAAGCGGACGCGCATTGGTACGGCTTCAAGAAATGGATACTCTACTACGCTGAAGTGATGACCGTAGCAGTCCCAAGTCTGGCTATCGCATGGCATCCAATTCATTGTCGTGGTCGATACCTTGTGCATGAGTCTATGCAGCGGCACGTTCCGGTACACCGCCCCGCACTCCAACATTACGTGACAACCCCAAGTTCGACCGGGGTGACTCACTAACCCAAACCACGCCACCCGCTCCCAGTCACTGTTACCAAACGTGTGTGGCTGAACATAACAATACGTATGTCTTGGTAACGGCCCTGCACCCGAATAAATCATTGCTTCCTCTTCGCTTTTAACTTTGCGTTTTCTTCTCGCAATTTAATGATCTCCTCACGGCAAGCCCACAACACACTGCCCACTGTGAGGAATTTGAATTCTGTAGTTGTTCCAGCGTCGTTAATCTCGTTAGGCAACACGCGGATCAAGTCAAGGATATCGTCTTCAGTTTCCACTGGCGTGCCTTTCTTTTCGTACTTGATCGCGCACCAATACAAGCAACTTACACATCACGTGCGTCTGCGCTGCCTCTTTACCAGCCCGTCTAAGCGTGTCGTATTCTAGTGCGTATATCTCTATGATGTCCCAACGGAGAACTTCCAGTTTACCGTCGTCGCTAATCTTCGCCCACACCGTATTCGGTGCAGCAATTTTTTTAACGTGCTCCTCTGGCACTTCTAAATACGCTTCGTCTTCGCTATTCATTTACGATCTCCTTGGCTAAATTCATCCACTCTTTGCCGTATTCAACGTCTACGTAGTCGCGGAACCACGGCCCACCTCGTGTGAAGTGAACGGCTTGCGGGTTCGGGCAGTCATCGCGGGTGTGCCACCCTTCCAGATAGTTGTATGCAATGGGCAACTCACCGATACATGCGTCCCACAAGAACCGCAGTTGATGTAGGTACATTCCGCTCTCGCGGTTTACGAGTTCGGGCGTGACTGTTTTTATGTGCAGATGCTCACAGTTCCACAAGATCATGCTCGACCAATTCTTGCGCGGATACTGGTGCTGCACAGCACCGTCCATCTTGGTGGCTTCCTTCGGCTTGTAGTCATGCTTCACCACGACCACGCCGTAGTACGGGTTCATGTAGTCCTGCAGCGCAGCGACATCGCCTCGCCAGAGAAAGTCACAGTCCATGAACACCGCCCACCCCTTGTATCCTGCAAGATGCGGCACCAAGAAGCGTGTGAAAGAAAACTCCGTAGACGAGAGCGGGTCATGCTCACGCCAGTACAGATTCTTCTCGCGCATCTCCTGTTGCTTGATTGGCTGAATGTCAAGCGGGATGCTCGTATGTTTCTCAAGCGAGTGCTTGCATACTTGGTACGCAATGTCCTCGCGGCTATCCCAACCGATAAAGATTTTCATGTCTCCCTCCTCGCCCGAATCGCTTCGGCACAATCATTTCCATTGGCATGCATCCACCCATCACACACCTTCGCACACGCCTCTCGCTCGTCTTTCACCGCAGCATCTAGCAGCCCGCAATACTGCGTCGTTCGCTGCCCTTTGGCGCATTGTCGCCAACCGTCGCGGATCATCTGTTGCTCTTTCTCGGCGGCAACGAGGGTGGCGAATCGTTCAAGTTCTTTCTCATAAATGCCGTCAAGGTGTGGCCTCATGCCGATCAGTTGGCACTCTCGCGCTATGCGGATAATGTCGTCGCGGGTCATTCGTTAATCTCCTCAAACCGAAACCACTCACACACCTGAGCCATGACCGCCTGCTCAATGGCGTCGATCACCTGCTCGTCATCCGGGTCATCGTTGTGTTTGAAAGCGCGGCGGTAGCCAATCGCAGCCCCATCACGCACGGCCATCTGCAAGATCCGGTAAGTGTCAGGCTTCATGTCTCACCCCTCGCCCGAATGGCGGCGGCGCATTGTTCGGCAGCAAACCTTTCTCTAAACCCGCCTAGCGGGTCAGTTGTGTATTGCTTGCTCATGTATGACTTTATTTGTTTTTCACACACCGTCGCACACGCCTCTCGCTCGGCTGCGGTAACGAGTTCTGCAAACTTTTCTAACTGTTCTTCAGTGACAGTCCATACCTGCGTGTTGCTTGCAGTAATAACTACGTTCAAAAGCATTTTCATGTGATCGCGGGTCATACCCCTTTCCTCCATAGGAACATCGGCTTAATTCCGCGTCGGAATCGGAACCGATACTGGGTGGCCTTGGTTCTAAGTATGAGGACGAACCCCTTGTAGCACCCACTAGGGCTGTCATCTCCAATTATGGTTAGGTTGAGTCCTCGTTTAGCCGGAACGCCCTCCGGTCTCATCCAGATTCCGAATCTGCGAACCGCCCCCCCGCGATTCTCGATGGCATTTAAAGCAAACATCAGGAACCGATCCAGTTTTTCTGGCGTGACGTCGGTGCTGCCAAGCCTGAACTCGATGCCAGCCAACTCTGCCAATGCGATTATTTCACTCTTGTCCATCACTTAGCCTCTGACTCATTGATATGCTCTATAGCGGAATCAAAATCTGAATCCATTGCTGAATACGCCGCCCACGCGGCAAACGTCGCCGCAGCCCGTATCCTTGCAGCGTCCCTAGCCGCTCGCTTTGCTGCGTGTTCAGTGCGTTCCTTGCACATCACTCGCCACTCATCACCGTATCCGCGTTCATCAGCGTATTTCTGATGCCGCTCAATCCGATCCCACATTTCCTCTTTTGTCATTTGCTTTCTCCCCTCATACTTTCATGTCTTCGCTAATCATGGCTCTTGCACCCATCTTGCGTCTGTACTTTTCAACTGTCTCACCTCAGTTTCCAGTTCTTCAATGCGAGACACGTACCATCTGATTCGCTCACGCATCTCTCGTATCTCCTGACGGTACTCCGATATGGTGTGAGACATACGATCCCATTCACGATCCCAATCGTCATCTGTATTTTTCATACACCCTCAAATAGTTTCTTACGTGCTTCACCCTTGTAGTGCAGGATCTTGGCATCGGCGTGTGCATATTCTGGTAGGCACCCGTACTCAGACTCAGTTATCACTGCTACTCTCTCGGAGTGCCGCTCAAAAAAGATACGTAACGCTTCTTGATCGCCGTACCACTTCTTGAACTTGGTATCCAACTCGTCGTATATGCTTAGAAGATCCTTCCACACTTCGCTTTTTGCTACGACTATACAGCCCACGTATGGGTACAATTCTCCCAACGTCTTGCCTTTGTATTCGTCAAACCGAATGCCGCGTTGTTCAATGTTAAACTCTGCGTCTGAATTAAAAGTTCTCTGCAAAAAAGCGACATCTCTGTCTGCAAGTAAATCTTTAACCGCAATCTTGTTAAGCACTATCATGTCTGTGTCCATGTAAAGCGCCGGTGTATCGATTGCAAGTAGCGAATAGGCTTTCATCCGCGAATACATCAAATTGTCTTTATCTACTTCGCTTTCAGCCCTAGCCGTAATGCCCATCACATCCGGCGTATCGGTGTCGGTACACATGATGATGTCTGCGTCGGGGTTGTGACGCAGAATGGACTTGACCATTTTCTGTGGATACGAAATGTCCTGCCCTACGTGAAAGAACACAAACGTCTGCTTGTCTCTCGTGCGTTGCCCTAAGATTGACTCAAGTTCATTCTTGGCTTGTTGCAACTGCAAGTCCCATGGAGCGTTCATGTTCTCACGCTGAAAGATCTTAACGCCAGAGTACCAGAGGCTCTCGTTGCCAACACGGTTGTTCCAGTACCAGAGTTTGTTGGCGTCAAGGAGTAGAACATCCTTGCCCATCGCCCCTGCCAGATGCACTGTCGCACACGATGGTGAGATCACGACATTACACATCTCTATGAGCGCAGCGACATTCTCCATGTCGAAAAAGGTATCAATGTGCGTGGTGATGAGACTTGGATGAAACCCATCGCCGTCTCTCTGTGAGTCCCCGTACTGTAAGTTGATGAACTTCAAGTGCGGCATATCCAGAATCGGTCGAAACTTCTCTAACGGAACTGACTTGTGCGTGCCAATCACAGGCGCAGTACTTGTCCAAGACAGCCCAACCACGAACTCGTCTTCGCGGATGCCATACTCCTTGCGTAGCAAAGCCACACGCTCTGGGTCAGCCTTCACGTAGCCGGACGAAACATTTTTATCAATGTCATGAACTGACTTAATGAAGTGCTGCGCTAGTGAGGCTATTGGCAGGTGCGAGTCATGCTCAGACATCTTGACCCGCGCATTGTGAGATAGGAACTTAACATTCTTAACCTTGCATCCGCGCTGAAAGAGATTCGCTATCCGCAGATCAATCATAACGGTGACTTCATCCACCTCCCGTGCCAGTGCTTCAATCAGCGACCCATACAAAATCTGATCACCGATACCCTGCTCACACCAGACAATCGGGCGACGTAGCCCCTTGCCCCGCTCCCACTGCGGATGCTTAGTACGGAGTATGGGAGACTTGAATGACTTACTCCCCCACCGCCGCTCGTAACCCTCCCACCCTTTCTTGAAGTCGCCCATCTGCAGGGCTAGAAGTCCAACAGTCCATCCTGCATCGTCGTTAGTCGGTTCAAGTCTTACGGCTAGATCAAAGTACTTCCTAGCCGATTCCCAACGGTGCATCTCCCAATGGCATCGCCCCGCCTGTAGCGCAGAGGCAGTCAAAATCGGGACAACGCTATTTAAGTTTTCCAAGTAGCCAATTGCATCGTCGTACTTGCCCTCTTTCGCTGCTTCAAATCCTACCTCATAGACACGTTTTGCCATGTCCATGAGGGTTTGGGTTTTAGGTTTTTCTTCGCTCACCAGTATTCTCTCCCTGTCCCACGCTTCGCCGCCCACTCTGGATTAGGCACGTGCGCCCACTCTCGGTGTGCCTCGGCTTTACGCCGTCTCCACCAATCGATAAATGTACGGATCATGTCATCTCCTGCGGAACAAGTTGGATTAGTCCAACGGGCATTGACACAGCGGTCTTGTTGTCCCCACGCGGGTAGATCAGTACACGACTTGGATGCTCAAGCATCAGCGCGTTAGCCACGCCCTTCTCAATGCCCTCAAAGTCATCCAACACGAACACGGTCTTCTCGCAGACAATTTTAGACAAGGGTTCGATGTCGGGCTGACTCAAGCGACCATCCAAATAGATCAGATCGATACTAGGATTTTCCTCTTCTGCCAACTTCTTGAACATCTCTGTTGATGAAGTTTTTGGAAAGTAAGTCACCATGCCCCTAGTATCTACAAACAAGTTAGGAATGTCGTTTGACATGTCGCAAGTATCGATAGACACATATTTGTCGGCCATGTACATCGCCATCGTAGATATACCAATAAACGTACCTACTTCAGCAATGGTGCTTGGCTTAAAAAACTTTACTAAACGATACAACTCAGCAGCATCGTTCACACTCAGCGACCCGGTGTTGTATTCAGCCTTGCAGCGATACTCCTGCCTATCCGCAATCATGTCTTCTATTTCTTGCCACGGTACATTGCTCACTTTCTCATCCACGATGTTCCAGAACAACTCACTGAATCGTCGTCGTCCAATCTGTAGTGAATTCATTTTTTAGCCTCTCTTTCGGTTAACATAGCGTCTGCGTAGGTATACGCAATTCGTGCTGCTTCTTCGGGGCGCATGACAATCCCATGCGCTTGAATCAATGCGTTAAGACTGTAACCAGCCATGTAATCACGCAAAGTCATGCCATGCCCCCACCATTTAAGACGGTCGCCTTCTAATTGCGGGAAGGCAAACTCGTTCTTGGGTTTCATGTTGCTTTCTCCCTAAACCAAAACGTCGCTACCCATTTCTCCCCTCTCATAACGGGAAGCCCTGCGTGTAATGTCTTAGTTGAAGGATGCGGCCTGTCATAACTAAAAAACACAGCGTTACCTTTCTGGGCCGCAACTTCCAGACCTATATCAGTAAAGCCTGTGCCCCCGCCTTCCTCCGGTGTATTTAGGTAAAGTAAGACTGTGCCCAAACGTTGCCCCGCTCTTTCAGTTAGTTTCCCTACACTCTGCGTATCTGGACGAAAGTAATCGTAGTGAGAGTCGTACCGTCCACCGGGAAGGTAATGCAACACTTGAATACTCTCGTGATGTTTAGGCAACCAATCAAACATCTTTACCAACCTATCTTCTATCTGCGCGATCACTGGAGTTTCGGATAGGCTAAAAAACATTCCTTCGCTAATCCTTCCATCGCTAGGAACATTTTTACCCGTATCCCCATCCACAACTGATGAGTCCTTCAGCCTTGGACGGGCTAACTCAATCAGCAAATCGCATTCGTCTTCACTCAGCAAGTTAGAGAAAACTTGAATAGGTGGAGTCTTTAGCGATAAAAGTAATCGTACAGAGGCAGGCATATCCTTTAGTTTAGGAACAACGTTAGCGACTCCAATCTCTTCTCGCTCCTGCAATACGTATTCAATGACACCACGGGCGATTTTTATGGGCCATCCTGCCTCAACCATTGAGTTCACCATCGACTGCCTAGAGCAACCACGGTCAACATTGCTGAGTACCCACGCCTTCCATGCGTCATTGAACGCAGGGGTGTTCACGCAGACTTCCTCGCTTCGATCTCACGATTCAGATACCACGCGGCCTTCTCAAGATCCTGCACAGGATCAGAGTTCTTCTTACCGGCGCGGCTCACGTACTTGATGACGTTACCCAAGCGGTAGTTCAGATCCTTCGCTTCGATGAAGTCTATGGTCTCAACGCCACCGGCCTTGTAGTGCGCGGGATGATTGACGGGATCAGACTGCGGGAGCAACGCCTTTAATTCGGCCTTCGTTTCTTTCACCGCCTTTACAATCTTTGACGGCTTCTTGTTTTTATCAATCCACCGCACGTAATACACGTACTGCGGCTTTACCTTTACCAACTTTGCGACCGTGTTGATCGACTTGCCCGACTTCAGAAGGGACAAGATTTTTGCTTTCTTCGACATAATTTAATAACTCCTTGCGTAGATTTACTACGTTTGTTTCATCGACTACTAATGCGACTCCACCCGCTTTGCGAATGTCGTCGTGATGCTTCAACTGAAGCGCGGTGGGCTTACCACCGTTTGCCTTACACTCTATACCATAAAACAACCCGGCGATACAAATAATAAAATCCGGCGCCCCAGAAGAAGAGAAGCCAGTTCCCATGGGCATCGTGTAGTAAGCGCCAAGGTCATTCAGCACCTCCTTCACTTTCTTTTTGACTCTTCCTTCCGGTGTCAAGTTCCGCTCCTCCAGATAGTTCCTTCAAATATTCATCAGATAAAATAATTTGGTACATAGAGTTACCCACAAGCCAGCCAACTTCACGTAAAGCATCAGACATCTGCGGCTCTTGAAGACGGTTGTTCCCAACAGAATGAATCAATACAAGTTTCTCTTTAATCAGTTCAGGCAAAGTGTCGAGCGTAAATCGTCTTATGTAATCTTTACCCACGTATATAACAAACTCGTAGTAACTCACTCGGTGCATCCACACCGCATAGTGATTCTCTAAGTAACCGTCTTTTATGGGATACAGTGACGCACTAACGTCTAATAGACTCATACATAATTACCTCACATCGGGAGCAGCAATACCTTGGCAGAAATGTGACTAGACCACGAACGCGCTGCCCCCATCTCCGGCCAGAAATGATCGCCGTGTTCAGAGAAAAGACTATCGTCCGTCGCTCGATGCGCCTTGAGCATGGCAATAGAGTACTCCAACCCACACTTCAACGGTTCAGGAATACAGTCAAACGACTTGTACCATTTAAATTCTACCTCTGGCTTGATGTATTGATACGGAGTCTGACTGTGAGCGCGTGTGTGAGGCAGACGCCCCTCCGTAACATACTTGTCCAGTGCTGCACGCACAGGCTCGGGGCTGATCGCGCCCAGTACCACACCGTCATTGATGTCCGTGATGTAGACCCACTTGTTACCGTCAAAGAAGTCATAACTCTTCTTGATAGAGTCTTTGAATTTATTTGTGCTCTCTTGATAGTTCCTTATCACAGAGTCAAGTCTCATCTTACATTGAGACGGTATATCTATAAGTGAAATATCACCCATGTACGCCCTAACCAGCAGCGTAGTCAACTCAGAATCAAGCGAACTAATCTCTGGCCGTCCACTGACCCTGCGACCATTCAAATTGTCTATAAAGACATCGGCGAACTCTCGTACCAAGTAGTTAATTTTATCCTGCGCGTTTCTTACGGCGGACTCAAACAGCCCGAAATTAGGATGCGATGAGCCTTGTCTAAATTTGGCCTGCACGTACTTGGGATTGATTGATGACAGTAAAGTCTTGCCAGGATTACGCTCAAGACCACTCCAAGGTACGTATGCCGTAATCTGCTGGCCTGCTGTGGTCAGTCTTGCGATACTCATGCCAAGCGGTGAGACAAGGTTCAAGGCATACACCGACCCGTCATCGTTAAACATTACCGTACCGATACGCAACTGCTTCTCTGCCGTGTTGTACATCGTAGCGGCAATCGGAAACAGACTACTGGCAAGGATCTTTTGCTTGGTAACAGCGTCGTGCTGCCCCTCGATGAAAAAATCTTCAACGTTAAACTTAATCTTACTGGTTCTAGCCATGATCAATTACCTCTTGTTTATAAGTCCGAAACACCGTATCAAATGATACGCTTAGGCTTTCATCACCACGCGCTTGCCCCCACTTGGCGGCACAAACTCTTCGCGCCCACCTTCCTTGATGATCCAGATAGCCGGGATGTTTGTATTCCATATCACGGGATCTTCCACGTACCCGTCAGTGAACACCACCATGCAGTCTGCGTTAAGATTATTATTAGCGATGTAGTCACTGACGCATCTGGCACGGGTACCGCCACCGCCTATGGGCTTGAGCATACGTCCGATCTCTGAGTAGTTACCCTCAAAGACCTGCTCACCATGCACCTCGGTGTCCCACCAAAGAATCCGTATACGTTCGGGTGGCAGGGTATCGCACAGTTCTTGGATGCGGGATGCGACCTTGGCAATGTCTGTGTTGTCGATAGAGCCGGATGTATCAATCGCCAGTATCACCTCACCGATCGTCTCGTTGATCGCACTTGGCAAATAGATATCATCAGCCACGCGCCGCTTATTAAACTTACGCCACGTGTACTCATCGGCCCCACGTACATGAGAATTCCAAAAGTCTTGTAGCACCTCGCGCCAGTCAATATCGGGCTGCATCAGATCTTTAATGACACGCGGAATCTTGGCACCGAATCGTCCTGCCAATGTCCCGCCTTGATGGATTGCTTCATCAACCTTCTGCGTAATCTTCTCCAGATCGCCCGGCTCCATGCCTTGTACAAGATCTTCTCCATGTTCATCGAACGATTCTTGGGGGCGACCACCACCCTTACCCTGCTCCTGCTCCTTCTTCAGATACTCGTACACCCTACGGACAGACCACTCGTGGAACATAGGGTCGTAGAAACAATCCTTGGGCAACTTGCACAGAGTCTTGTCTTGGATGTTCATGATGATGTCATTCACCACGTAGTCCATGGCAATGTTGGCAAGACGGGCATTCTCCTTCATCAGATCCTTGTGACGGGGAATATGCTTGAGCATCACGTGTAAAGTCTCATGCAAGACAATCGCACGGATCTCCTCGTCAGTGAGTTTCTCCATGAAGGCACGGCCATACCGTTTGTTCAGCCCATCGGTGTAAGCCGTAGGACAGTCGGCAGGGTTATCCACAACAGAAGTCTCACCCATCAAGATCACCCCGCCATACAGACAAGTCTCTGGATGACGGATCAACTTGACGTTGGCCTTCTTCAGCCGTGTTTCAAAATCTACTTCGCGCATGACTGCGTTCATACTGTTACCTCTTACTAGTTAGACCACCCATCAGACCAGAAGTTCAATGTTCTTCATGCCCCACTGACGCATCTCGTTGTTGTTACGCGCCAGTCGTGCCGTGCGCTTGGATTCAAACGCCATGGAGTAAAAACAATTCTGAACCTCTTCAGACTTGATACGCGCAACAAACTTCATAAACGCAGTCAGTTCATCCTGCGTCTCAATCACATCCACTGCACTGAACATGGCATGGAACAGCACCGCCGGACGCTCTGGAATCTGAATGTTCTCGGGATCAGCCAGAATGTCCTGCACCTTGACCCATTCCTTCTCCATGGACATAAACGCTGCGATAGATTCGGCAAACGCCCCGCCACAAAGACCTGCCATGGCTGCCTGTGTCACGTACTGGCCTAGTTTGTTGGCGTTATTAGCCACCTCGCTAGCACCGACCAATGATCTTGGCGTGACGAACGATGACAGCGGCTTGGCCGGGTCGAATATAAACGGGTTCTGCTCCTGCCCACCGTCAAGATAAGACGCAAGACATGACGGGTTCATCGCCACCCAAGCACGGACAATGCGGGAAATATTATTATCCGTCGCCCAAACACCCCACCGCTTAGCATCGGGCTTGCGTACATTGATCACACACAGGCGGTTCAGCACGTGCGCCGACAGGGTATCGCCGACACCATCAGATGAATTATTACCCGTGATGAACACGATAGAATCCGCAGGCAGTTTCGAGTCACCGACTGATCGCTCCAGAGTCAAACGAGTGAAGATAACCTGAAGCAACTTGTTCGCCTTGCTCATCTCGTCGAGCATGATGACCTTCGGCTTGGGGCTGTCCATCTTGAACAACTCCGACACGTAAGACTCCAACGTTTTAGTCTCGTGGTTCGGTATCCGCATCACGATGTCGGACACATCCATCACCGGGCAGTCAACGTATATGTAGTCATAGTCCTTGCCCATGACCGTCTCAAGATGCTTGAGCACCGTTGACTTGCCGATACCCGGCTCGCCACGCAGCAAGATAGTCCGGTGATGCCCAATTGTTGCGATCAGATTCGGCACATCGCCCAGTTCGACAGGCGTATTGAAGTTAATAGTCTTGTTACCCACAGTCATTACCTCTTAGTTAAAAGTTTACACAGTCACTACAGTTATCCATCGCATCGGTCAGTATTTCGACCGCATGAACATATATAAGTTCCTGCTCTGGAGATAAATTTCGCGTGTCAATTAGCGCCAACGTCTCCGCTAACGCCATAACTAACTGTCTCTCCAACGGACTCATACAGTCGCCCCGAACGTCTTCAAGATGTCATCAATAGATTCTTTAACTACGACACGCTTAGTGTCTGAGTTCCGCAGTTCATCAATCGTCAAACCGTCCAATGCTTTCGCCAGTGCAGCACGGGCTTGCTCAAGTTTGGGGTCAGCGACCAAGTTAAAGTCCCGAAACGTCTCGCACAACTCGCGTGCTCGCTCCAACGTAGAGTCATAGAGTCTGCGCTTACGCACCTTGACCTCGCCGTTCTCATCCACAGTAGTCTCAGTCTCGCAGCAGTAACTGATCGACTCCATCACATCGACCAACTGCTCAGACTGCTTGGACAAGATATCCTCGACCATGCGCTTGGCTTGCTTCTCGTAGTGCAAACTCATGTCGTTCAGCAAGTCTTGGGATATGGCACAGCGGAAGTCACCCGTCGGCACCTCGCTCTGGATTAAGTCCACCGAAAACCTATGTCGTAACTCCGCCGCGTCGGGATATTCTGTCCGGTCGAACATATCGCCCTGCACAAACGCCATGTTACTCACGATAGTCGGGTACTTGTCCAAGAAGTTGTCCACCAACTCCATAAACTTCTTCTCATGCTCACGGTATTCTTGGTGGAACCGTGCAAGGTTCACGACGGGTAGTAGGCGTTGCGATCCCGCCCAGTCATAGGTATGCCGCTGCACCCAGTTATAAATAGTCTGTCGGTAGTTCAGCACCGCCTTGTGCTCGGCGTTATTGGCAAGGAGATTCTTCACAAACTTGCCACTGTCCTTGCTTGCCTTCTTGGCAGACGTTACTTCGTTGCTGATCTCACGATCCTGTACTGTCGCGTTCCATACGTGCGATTCCACTGAGACCAACACACAAGCAGAGGATAGGGAAATAATATGGTTCGGCTTGTTCAGCAGGGTATTTTGAGTATTTCCTGCGTTGTTCATACTTGTATCCACGTTGTCACCTCTTTAGTTAGCCGTATCATTTGATACGGGGTTGTTTGGTTCGTCTGATTTACTCTTCACTCGGTCTAACTTGTACTGCAAATACCTACGAAACGAATTCTCTACGAATATCTTAGACCGCA